AACGTAAATTTTTATACATTGACCAATTCCTATCAACAATTTTATATCAACAGTCTTAGCACACCTTATTCTGCTAACAGTTATAAATTAGAAGCCAGCTGTAATGTATCCAACAACTCTTCCGGCACAGCCACACAGATTTTAATTAGAATCACTCTGTTAGATTCGTATGTTGATCCGGTTCCGTTACCCGTACCTACGACTGGATTCACACCATCAGCTGCGGGATTCCCACCAGGCGACACAGTAGACGGAACTTTGACAATTTCCGTACAAGAATTGAAAGCATCAGGACTGTTACAGCCGAATTCACTGCCATTTACTGTGACAAGTCCTTCGTATTCACTTTCCGCTATCTCTGCCAGTTAATTAAGTAAATATTCCTATGCCAGCTGTCAATAGCAAAATACTTCAAGCAGATTACAACGATATCAGAAACAAGATAGTTGCCATTTTAGGTAGTGGCTCCGGCAATTTCGGATGGGGCCAACAGGCACGAATCAACAGTTCTGCTGTAGCAGAAGGTAACAAAGTTACCATTAACGAATGGGCCAATCTTCGATATGATGTGATTAATGCCTACAAACACATCAACGGTTCCAATCCTACCACAGCTCAGGTAGCTGAAGGTAACACCATTCGATATACTTCAACCTTTACACCAGACACTGGCACACTGGATGTACCACAGAAGCAGTACGATGATTGGGCCAACGATATCACCACAACTAGATTCACAGTAGCCGCAGGCGAAAGTGTGGTCACTGCTGCTATATCACAGACACGAACCACTGCGTGGAATGGTTCTGTGAGTTGCGTGATAGGTTTTTATTTCGGCAGTGCCAATGAGGCTCGTTGGTTTTTCAACAGTGGCGGCCAGATACGAGTTAGTTCATCCAGAACCGGCGGTGCTGCCAGCACTCAAAACACATCATGGTCGAATCTGTTGACAGCAGTAGGCACACAGACTTTCGGAGCAAACAATCCCGGCACAGGCACCACTCCCAGTGATGGCCTAAATTGGTATCGTTGCACCAGCACATTTCAAACGTACTATACTGGAACAGCCTCAAGTCCTTATGGTTCTAACAACATACAGTTACAAGCTCGAGTCACTGACGTTGCTAATAACTCCACTGGCACAGCAGCCTACGGAGAAATTCGTGTGGTATTTACAGACGGATACGTTGATCCAGGCATCGCCCCGATATTTCCAGGACCACAGCCTGCAACTCCAGCAGATTACCTCCCAGATGATGTCGTGGATGGCACACTCTCTGTGTCATGCAATCTACGATATGCAACCGGCATTATGGTTCCTAGCAGCGCGGTATTCACGGTATCGCAGCCCACGTTAGGCATAGGCGCAGTGACTGGCAGTTAATTAATTTCTCCAGGTGCTGATTCACCTATAAATAAACTACGCAGTTTATATTAGGAGAATGTATGCAACAGCAGCTGAAAGCAGCTTTGGATTTTGCCAATTATCAACAGACTTTTTCTATCCAGAAAAAAATCCTCAAAGAAAGATCCGAAGCCAAACTCAACTATGGCCATAGTGGTGGTATATTTCGCATTGACAGAAACCTGCTGACTTTTGTAGAGATGCTGTGCGCTAAAGGTAGACTCACAGACGTAGTACTGCTCGATGTCAATCAAAATCCCGTATTGATCAGTGATGTACAGATATTTCGTGATGAAATATTCAGCAGATATTTTGAAGTCACTAATGAATATTTTGCTCAATATCAGCAAATGAAAAAAAGCAGATCTGTGGAAAAACTAATACAGTCATGACCAAAGGCATTTTGATCTATGCGTATAATAATCGCACAGTAGACTATGCTTTGCTCAGCATAATCAGCGGCGGCCTGGCCAAAAAACATCTGTCAGTTCCAGTGAGTTTGATCACTGATTCTACAACCATTGAGTGGATGAAACAGAGCATGGTCTTTGATTTGGCCAATACTGTATTCGACCAGATTATATTAACTGAAAAACCACAAACTGGCAACCAACGATTTCTCAGAGATGGTATTGATGGACAGATGGTTCCATTTACTAACACCAACAGACATTCAGCTTGGGAATTAACCCCATATGACCGAACACTGTTGATCGACAGTGATTATTTTATACTGTCTGATAACCTCAACAGCTATTGGGATGTTGATCAAGACATAATGATAGGAGAATCCATCAACGACATCTACAGTCAAAATAGATTAGGATATCTTGATGTTAATATTTCTGAAACTGGGGTAAAACTATATTGGGCTACCACAGTGATGTTTACTAAAAATTCTGCATCTAAACGGTTTTTTGACACAGTAGAGTACGTCAAACAAAATTATCTTTATTATGCTGATGTTTTTAGATTTGATCACAGACAGTTTAGAAATGACATTGCCTTTAGTGTGGCCAAGCACATATTAGATGGATTTGAAGAAACTGCATTAGGTCGTCTGCCAGCAATATTATCAGCTTTAGACAAAGACATCCTATATGAAGTTGATGGATCTACATTGAAATTTTTAGTCGACTACAAATTAAACAATACATATTGTGCTGCTGCTGTTCGCGGATTAGATATTCATATCATGAACAAACAAAGTGTTGTGAGACACAAACAGCAGTTATTGGAGATGATATGAATTTTGGATATCTCCTAATAGTTGCAGAACATGACACAGTTGATTATCTCAGCATGGCCTATGCCCTTGCGCTCAGTATCAAGAACACTCAAAAACCAGGCTACGACAAAGTAGCATTGGTAATAGATGATCAATCGAAATTACAAAAACTTAAAAGCCCGTGGGTGTTTGATCATGTTATAGAATGGAACCAAGAAACATTTTGGGACGGACGTAGCTGGATGGATCAGCTGACTCCGTTTGACCACACTGTATGTTTGGATGCTGACATGTTATTCATGCGAGATTATAGTCATTGGATTGATTATCATATTGAAAACTCCCAGCTGTATATTGCCAACAAGGTTCATACATATAGAGCACAGATTGTCACCGATAGAACTTACCGCAAATGCTTTGATAAAAATTATCTGCCTGATGTATACTCTATGTGGACATTTTTTAGTAAAGATTCTCAAATGGTTCGAGACTTTTTTGACCTGGGCAGACACATTATTAAAAATCCTGTGGAGTTTGCCAATGTGTTTTTGTCAGAATATAAACCCAAGGTTGTAGGCACAGACGAAGCGTTTGCTCTAGCAGCAAAAATCCTGGACATATCGGATCAAATAGCATATCCATTAGAGTTTCCTAGGATTGTTCACATGAAGCCTATGATACAGAATTGGCCTTGGCCTGCAGACACTTGGAGCAATCATGTGGGATTTTATCTTGACAAAAAAGCACAATTAAAAATTGGCAATTACCAACAGCATGACATTGTACATTACGTAGAAAAAGATAAAATCACCAATGAAGTCATTAGCATCTTAGAGGAAATAGCATGGAAACTATAGAAACCATAGAAGATTTTGAAAAATGGATAGCTGAGTATAAACCCGCACCTACGGTTTATGCGGCAGTGTTTGACCCCACTACTGGCAAGGTCATTAGCATTGGTCCTGATTATGCTTTCCCTAACGAAGTCAATAAGGTTGTTGTAGATAGTCATTTAGCTGAATCTATAATCAATGCTGAAATACAGATAGAAAACTGCATGATAGACATCAGCTCAGGAAATTTAGAAATTGCAGAATTGAAAACCTTAATCAAGCTAGATGATGTATTGCACAGAATTATTTCAACAGAATATTCCGCAGTCACAAAACCGGATGTATATTTGACATATACCAAACGAACTAAAACATTAAAAATACAATTGTCACAGGAATTTGGCGGGACAAAAAAATTAAAAACTGAAGGCCAACGCAGAAACTTTGTCTGGGACGGCAGCACTGAAATGAATTTTTTAATTACCGCATATAACGATCCTAACATATTGTATCAGAATCATGTTATCACGATCAATGATCTTATCGGTAAGACTGTAACTGTGAAAAATATTGACTTTGACCAGTTCAGTGTATATACAAGACGATTGTTTAAAAATTACGTGATAGAATATAAATGAAAACAGTAGAATTTGATGTAGTGTTTTTAAGCTACGATGAACCTAATGCAGATCTTCACTACGCTGATCTCTGCGCCAAGGTGCCTTGGGCCAAGCGTGTTCATGGAGTAAAGGGCAGCGATCATGCTCACAAAGCCGCGGCTGAATTATCAGAAACAGATTGGTTCATTACAGTAGATGCAGATAACATTGTTGATCCTTCATTTTTTAATTTAGATCTCAATATGGACGATCCTAAGATCCAGGTGTATGGATGGTGTGGTCGAAACAGCATCAATGGCTTACGCTATGGCAACGGCGGATTAAAAATCTGGAAGAAAGATTTTGTCCTTAATATGAAAACTCATGAGAACAGCGACAGCGATCGAGGTCAAGTAGATTTTTGTTGGGAAGATGGATATCGCAATTTTCCCAGAGTTTACAGTGAAAGTGTTATTACAGGATCACCTTTCCAGGCGTGGAGAGCAGGATTCCGCGAAGGTGTTAAGATGACGCTGCTCGACGGAGTACGTGTGCCACCCCAAGAAATTCGAGAACAGATTTGGTGGCATAACATACATAGACTACGTATGTGGTCCACAGTTGGTGCTCATGAAGAAAACGGTATGTATGCAGTCTATGGTGCCAGATTAGGCACATGGTTGGCTAATTGTACAGACTGGAATTATGTGGAAGTACGAGATTTTGAAATTCTTAGAGGCATATGGGAGCAGTACGGACGACCGTATGAGCAAGCCGATGGACAGAATCTTGACACAGCTATTCGAGACCTTGGCGAAAAGATCAAACAACAGCTGGGATTCGATTGGCCGTTTCTTGATGCAGCACAGAGCAAATACACATTAGATCTATATGACGAAACAATCAATTTAGGTTTGACGTATTACAGGGCGGTTGACAATGTATGATGTGTTCTATGTCGGTAAAGATTCAGTAGACACCCAAGCATGGCAGCAGTTTCAACTGAGATTTCCTAACGCACAAAAACTCGAACATGTTCAAACATTTGAAGAAATAAGGTCTCGAGCATTTACAAAATTTTTCTGGGTAGTTTGGGACTACATAGAATTAGATTCTGACTTTCATTTAGATTATTGCGTGACCAAATGGGATGAAAGTTACATTCATGTGTTTCTAAATAATCAATATTACGACGGAGTCTGTTTGTTTCCAAAATCTGCAAAGATACTGCAACGTGAGTGGGATTACAGATTTTTCACTAATAAGAAACAAATAGACACGGTGGCCAGCAGCCCTAAAAAACTTGATGTGGTATTCATTTCCTATTACGAACCGTTTGCTGAAGAACGATATCAATCATTGATATCTAGACTCGACGGAAATAAAATTCACTGGATTAAAAATGTGCAAGGCATACACCAAGCTCACATAGCAGCGGCAACAGCAGTATCCACAGACATGTTTTATGTGGTAGATGCAGATGCTATTATTTTAGATACCTTTGATTTTAATTATCATATTCCTTACTATGACTTCAATGCCAAATCCACAGTGCATGTATGGAAAAGCCGTAATCCGGTCAACGGATTAGAATACGGCAACGGAGGCGTAAAACTCTTACCGAGGAAGCTGACCATAGATATGGATCTTTCAAAACCAGATATGACCACAAGTATCAGCAGATGGTTTAAACCTATGCCAGAAGTTTCAAACATAAATGGGTTTAATACCGATCCATTCAATACTTGGAAATCAGCATTTAGAGAATGCGCCAAATTAGCCAGTCGGGTGATTGCTCGCCAGCAAGATGCAGAAACACAGGAACGATTACGAGTATGGTGTGAAGAATCTAAAGATCAATATGCTATTGACGGATCTACATGCGGTCGAGACTATGGCGTAAAAAACAAAACAAATTTTCAAGCTCTAAAAATGATAAACGATTTTGTGTGGCTCAAGGAACAGTTCGATGGACGATATAGCAAGAATTAAAAAATTTATTCCTATAATGAATGAGATATCGCCTACATTCTGTATGGCCAAGTGGCACCACACCACGATATATCTTCAGTCGGGTGAAACACACAGTTGTTACCACCCAGCCCCTCACAAGATTCCTTTAGATGAGATTGTTATAGATGCAAGTGCATTACATAATACTAATCAAAAGAAACACGAACGATTAGAAATGCTCAACGGTGGAAAACCCAGCGGTTGTAATTACTGCTGGAATATCGAAGCAATGGGGGTCGATTATGTTAGTGATCGTAAAGAACGTAACTCGACAATCTATACAGATCAAAGATTCCAACAGATCAAGGACGGTGATTGGGATCAGAACATTAATCCGCAGTACATTGAAGTCAGTTTCGGCAACGAATGTAATTTCAAATGTGGATACTGCCATCCCAAACATTCCAGCAGCTATTATAAAGAGATCAAAGACTATGGTCCGTACGACATGGTTAAGAATCATCGCAACGACATTGATTGGTTCCAGATCTACGAAGAAGAAACCAACCCGTATGTAGAAGCATGGTGGCGGTGGTGGCCCGAGGTTCGTAAGACATTAACCATCTTACGGATAACAGGAGGCGAACCGCTGTTACAATCAAGCACCTGGAAGTTGTTAGATGATTTGTTAGTTAATCCTTTGCCCAATCTCGAATTAAACATCAACACAAATTTTGGAGTAAAGCCAATCCTAATTGATAGGCTGGTAGAAAAAGTTAATAATTTAATTACCAACGGTTGTATTAAAGATTTTAAAATTTTTACCAGCATGGATACTTGGGGTGCGCCTGCTGAATATATTCGTACAGGGTTGGATCTTACAGTATGGGAACGCAATCTCGATACGTATCTGACTCAAACGCAGTTACCAATCACATTTATGTGTACCTTTAATATCCTTACAGTAACCAATTTTCAAAGTCTATTAGAAAAGATATTAGAATGGCGTGAAAAATACAATGGTGTCAATCAAAACAAATGGCAGCGAATTCGATTTGACACACCTTATCTAAAAGAACCTCTGCAGTATGATATGAATATTTTGCCTAAAGATGAATTTATGCCTTACATGGTAAGCCATCTAGACTTCATTCTAGCCAATTTAGACGATAAAAACCGTAGCAAATTCAATGACTTAGAGTATGCTAAATTTGAAAGAGTTGTAAAATACATGGAATCAGCTATCTATACCCCAGAAAAAGTAAAAGAGGGGCGTAGAGACCTGTTTAATTGGTTTACCGAATACGACCGACGTCGCGGAACCAATTTTGTAAATACATTTCCAGAGATGGAAGATTTTTGGAACTTATGTAAATCTTTAGGTAATTTAAATGCATAATTTAACAGACATTTTTTCTACAAATGTGTTTAACAGCAATGAAGAATTTAAACTAGGACAACCAGTTCCTATGACCGTTGTTGATAATTTTTTGCCAGAGTCTGTTGCATTAAACTTATTTGATGAAAGTAATAGTATACCAACCGAGTATTGGACTACATTTACACGTAATGGTAGTCACATGCGTGAATGCAAGCATTTATCGCAATCACCTAATGCATTTAATTTAGTTGCGTATCTTCACAGCTCATATGCTTTACACCACCTGCAAGAAATAACCGGTATAGAAAAATTAATTCCGGACCCGCATCTAGTTGGCGCAGGTTACAGCAAAAGTGGTAACGGTGATACTTTAAAAATTCATAACGATTTTAATTGGAATGAAGAACTGCAATTACATAGAGCGTTATCATTGATATTATATATCTCGCCCAATTGGCAATCGGAGTGGGGAGGAGCATTAGATTTCTACGACAACAAAAGAGAAAACATAGTAAGGACTATTGATTGTATTTTTAATCGATGCCTTATCTGGAAATATGATAAATTTGGATTTCACGGATACGAAACCCCCATAAACTGCCCAGACGATCAATTTAGGACAACATTTAGATTGTATTATTATACAAGCAATTCGACATATAAATTAGACGACCCGCCGCATCGAAGCCAGTATTGGTTCGATGGAAACACGGGCAATCCATATGATTTGAGAGAGCATAGATGATTTATACAAAAGAGTCTATAGACCATCCACTGTTTAAAAACTTTAAACAAATTAAAGAAGCCAAATTAGAACCTAATTCGGTATACTGGTATGATAAACATGACTATCATGTTCGAGGGATATCGCTTGATGATTTTTTAGATGTCGAGCATTGGGAACATCTAAGGCAAGATCCGACATCTAAAATTTTATGTTATTACGGAGATGAGTATTTTAATTTATCCGATGTTGACATGTATGCAAACACTATAACAACAAAAAACGTCAACACATCACAAATTTATTTTATTGTCATTGATGACACTTGGCATAAGTGGACAATTGCAGCATTTGAAAAACGTGGTGTTATAGGAATTAATGTTGTTGCTCACAATCAATTATTAAAAAAAACAATGAAAGCTATATCTACACCTGGATATACGCCTATGTCTGCACCGTTGGAATATAATACTAACACTTCGGATCGATGGTATCGTCCATAAAGTGTAACACTAAAAAAATCCTTATGAAAAAGAAGATACCCACAGTCAAAAAGAAATTCAGTGCATTTAGTAGAAGATTCGATCATTGGAGATTGCAATTATTTACAGAATTATTTTTGAAGAATTTACTACCAAATTTTCAATATACATTTAATAATATCGATCCGTATGTAGGAAAAGGAATACACAATATTGCTAAAGTGTTTGAGAAAAATGAAATTTTAGAAATATTAGCATCGAAGAATTATGATCTAACTAAAATTGAAAATTGGGTTAGTAATATACCTTATACTTTTCCAGAAATATCTCCGTTTAATAAATGGACTACTAATGCTAACGAGTGGATTAAAGATTCAGCAATTCATCTGTTAGTGGAATCTCATTACGATCCGTTTAATAACTTTAAAGAATATAAAGATCAGTACGGAATCAAAGAGTTTTCGCCGTCATTAATAACAGAAAAAACCTGGAAAGTAATTTCATCATCGAGACCTTTTGTTGTTTTTGCAACACCTTATTTTTTAGAAGATCTAAAGTTATTAGGGTTTCAAACGTTTCATCCATATATTAACGAAGAATACGATAAAATTGAAAATGAAAATGATCGTATGATCGCTATTGTAAATGAAATTAATAGATTAAACAACTTGTCTGCCGATGATTTTGATTACGTCTTTGAAAAATGCTATAACATAGCATTAGAGAATTATAAAATATTTGAAAAATTACACGCAGAAATAAAATTTAAAGATGAATTTGAGTGGCTCAATGCGTTTTTAGGAAAGGAAGATTAAATGTCAAAGACAATTTTAGTTACAGGTGGTGCAGGCTTTATTGCACATCACTTAATTGATAAGTTATTAACAGAAACAGATTATCGAATTGTTACACTTGATCGATTAGATTATAGTGGTAATCTAAATCGACTTAATGAAGTTGTAATGGCACATCCTGTACAAGAACGAAAGCGAGTGCGGGTAGTCCATCATGATTTAAAAGCAGAAATAAACTCGCAAATTCGTTCGCATATCGGTAGGGTAGATATTATCGCACATCTTGCAGCCGGAAGTCATGTTGATCGTTCAATTACATATCCTATGGAATTTGTACAGGACAACGTAGTTGGAACTGTAAATTTAATGGACTATGCTCGTAACTTAGATAGTTTAGATTTATTTGTTTATTTTTCCACAGACGAAGTCTTTGGCCCTGCTCCATATGGAATTAATTATAAAGAAAATGATCGATATAATTCAACTAATCCATACAGTGCCAGCAAGGCCGCTGCAGAAGAATTTGTTGTGGCATATGAAAATACATATAAATTACCTGCAATAATTACGCATACTATGAATGTGTTTGGAGAGAGGCAACATCCAGAAAAGTATATTCCGTTATGTATAAAGCGTGTGAGAGATAACGAAAAGATCTCCATCCATTCCAATCCAGAAAAAACAAAAGCGGGATCGAGACATTATATTCATGCTAGAGATGTAGCAGACGCACTACTGTTTCTATATAAACAGGATTTATCTAAGCTGCCAGCAGACCCTGGGGGAGCAAAATGCCAAAAGTTTAATATCGTAGGATCAACAGAGATCGACAATTTAGAACTTGCACAATATATTGCTGATGTTCAAGGTAAATCTTTGAATTACGAAATGTTAGATTTTCATAGTCAGCGTCCGGGACATGATTTACGGTATGCACTTGACGGAAGTAAAATGAAAGATATGGGATGGGTTCCACAACCAGTGTATCAACGATTGGAAGAATCTATACACTGGACTTTAAAGAATGACAGATGGTTAGTAATTTAATTAATTTACAAAATATAGAAAAGGCCTTTGACGGATTTAATCGCACTGCGTATTCGCATTGTGTTATTGATAATTTTCTACAGGAATCTGTTGCAGCTAAAATTGCAGAAGATTTTCCTGCCTACGAGTCTGGAATGTATAACGGTACATACAATAACCAGATTGAACTTAAACGTACCTGTAACATCTGGGATAGATTCCCCCAAAGCATATATCAATTATTGTATTATTTGAACTCCGAACAATTTACAGATCTTCTTATTGGTTTAACTGGAACTGCGAATTTATATACAGATCCGGGTCTACATGGTGGCGGCCTTCACTGTTATCCACAAGGGGGGAAATTAAATCCTCACTTGGATTACAGCATTCATCCCAAGCTTCGCCTCCAGCGTAAATATAATTTAATAATATATCTTACACCTCAATGGCAACCAGCGTGGGGCGGAGATTTCGGAATCTGGAATTCAGATAGCAGTGGTCCTACTACTATATTTCAAACAGTATCACCTATGTTTAACAGAGCGGTAATATTTGATACTACACAAAGTACGTGGCATGGATTAACCTCTGCTGTGGAATCTCCAACTGGCATCACAAGAAACAGTATCGCTATGTATTATTTGACAGACCCTCCAAACAATGTTGACCCTAGAAGTAGAGCTTTGTTTGCACCTACAGATCAACAGAAAGACGATGTTGAAATACAACAATTGATCGCCCGCCGCAGTATTGCCAACGGAACTAATGTAGAACAATGGAATAGGTCATGAATTTTATTTTTGAAAACGTTGATGAATTACTGAATATCACTGCATGTGAGGAAAGGAATACTTCCAACATCCGTAAATTTTCACCTAGTCCATTAGCCACAGTATTGTCTCGAATCAAAACACAACGCCTATATGCTGATCAACTAGATGCAGATACCGTGACATTTGATCATTGGAGTAATAGAAAATCATACACGAATTATATAATACCAACTGGAGTAGCACACGCTCCTTGGGATTGGTGCGGATCAGCTGATCTTGACAACGATTATGATTCAAACATATCACACCGCAAGTCTGTGTTTGCATTTTTAGATACAAAACAACTATCGGCTCTGCGTAAAAAACACTGTTACTTGCTGCTTGATCAATCGCACGAAGGATATCATACAGATTGGCTGTTTGAATGGTTTCATGCCGGATGTGCTCAGTATGAAATAAGCCCCAGTAGGGTTATATATGTCACAGGAAATCTTGCAGTGGCCCAGCAATACGAAGATTGGTGTTTGAATCGACAAACCAATGATAAGATGTGTGTGATTCCTTATATCCATTTTGAAAAATACATTCATGAATGTGCAAGCAATCAGCGATATCTGTTACCCTCGACGGAAAAACATATTGCCTATAAAACAAAAAATATTAATGATGTCAAATTGTATAATGCATTTCAGAAAAGATCTAGACCGCATCGTATCTGGTTATTCGACAGCCTCTACAAGAATGGATTACTTGACGACGGAATTAACAGCATGAATTCGTTTTCGTTTCGTAACGGATTTTACGACGGCCGCGTTTTAGATCGAACCGTATATGATTCTTACAAGCACATGTTGCCCATGTATCCAAGAAACAATCTCAAAGAAACAGAAAAACATGGGTTTGAAGGACCGTTGGGAAATTTATTTGAACACGACCTAAATCATCAGGCAACATTAGATACATGGGTGAGTGTGGTCAGTGAAGCTTCGTTTGCTGAAAACACCTGCTTTATCAGTGAAAAAACTTTTAAACCTATTGCTACTAGACATCCGTTTATAATGTACGGTAACAAACATAGTCTACGATATCTAAGAGAATTGGGATATAAAACATTTCATGGATTCATCGACGAATCATACGACGAGTTAGAGTCGTGGGATAGGTTGGATGCAATTATTCAAGTACTAAAGGATCTTAAATCTATGCCGAATACAAAAAAAATTCAATGGTTTATTTCGATGCAGGATATTCTTGACCATAATTTCAAAGTGCTCAGTGATAATTCCACTGTTAATATGCCTAAAGCAATCGAAACACTGAAGAATTATGTCTCGGGAGTCACACATGCATAACACTGAGATCGCAGCGATAAACCGTGATTTGAAAAGAACACGAAAAGCTATAATTAGTTTAGGCTGTTCATTTGTAGAAGGCCAAGGGGCGATAGATCAAGATATCTATGAAACATATGATTGGTCTATGCTAAAGACAGGCGTTCCTATGGAACCTATTTTAACTGATGTAGAAAAATCTAAACTGTTATCTGAGCGAAAAGAATTAAAAGTTGGCATCGACAATAAAATTGATTGGACACTTATGCAGCATAAAAATGCATTTGTGAATGTGCTTTGTAAAAAATATTTCAATTCCGAATATACCGCCATTAATTTTGGACTTAGTGGCAAGGGTAATAGGGCATCTATTAAAAGTCTATACTTTCACCCTCAAATAGATTGGCATAATATCGATGAACTCATTGTGCTTTATGTGCCAAGCGGTCCTGAGCGTTTTGATTTTATCAGTGACGAGCTGGGCAATAACAGAAACGAGATAGCCAAGTTTCATTGCATGTGGCCTTGGCATGAAGATCAACCAGCCGGCCCGCGTAAAACATTGTGGAAAGGATATGGTACCGCAGTACATACTGAAAAATCTAGTATGCTGGAACAGATATCTAACGTTATTGAATTAGAAAACTGGTGTAAGTTAAAAAACGCAAGATTAATCATCACTCCTGGTTTTGATAAAACTTATAATCAAACTGATTTTAAAAATATAATTCGCTGTACGGTCATCCGTGACGAACATCAAAAAATAACTAAACACATCGAGGGCACAACTGGCATTCAGGATTCCAATGAACAAATTCTGGATGCTATTGTAGATCAATGGCCTTGGGATAAAATGTTTAAGCCGCAGGGTTGTTCGACTTTTATGGAATTATGCCTTGCCCAAGAGGGAATTAAGAATGTGGGATTCTGGGATTTCAACGGCAAAGGCACCCCGAATCATTGGGTAACAGTATGTTGTCATCCCAGCGCCAAGGGGCATGATTTGTTTGCCCACGAACTACATAAATTTATTATAGGAGCTTGATATGTATAACTGGTGCGGTGCGGAAAAATATCCTGAATATTTTCTTAAGTATCCTTTTCTCAAAGCAAACTTGTTAACACATCTTGATCATACAGTCTTAGAAACTTTTGATATTCCGACTCCGATCTCTGATAAGTTTTCATCAAGTGACTCACCTGATCTTCTAAAGAGAAATCTTAAAACGCAGCCACAGGATTGGCACTATAGAACCAAGGATGTTAGATATCACGGTAATTCTAATGGATATAGAGCAGGCGAATGGGACACAATTGATTGGCCCAACGCAGTAGTTATATTTGGATGTTCATGCACGGTCGGAGTTGGCCTGGCCGAGGATGAAACAATTTCTTATCAGCTGTCAACGATATTAAACAGACCGGTGATAAACATGGGAGTCAGTGCGTCATCAATGCAACACTCTTTTATAAATTCTATGTTGCTGTCTAAGAATTTTTCAACACCGTACGCTGTGATACAATTATGGACAAACATTGATAGATTCACAGTGTTCAAGGAACAAGATATTGAACATATAGGTCCTTGGGACAGCGATCATTTTTCTGAGAGCATGATTATGAATCCATATCAATCAATGCTCACTGCTGCCTACACAAGTATGTCTAGTAAAGAGTTTTGGAAAAACAAATGTAGATATTATTCTGCAAGTTTTTTTGAAGCCACAGCACATTATACAGAAAGTGATTGGGTGTCTATTGACAATCAAGCTCGAGATTTAATACACCCAGGAAAAGGATCAGCCAAACAAATGGCTGATCTTATAGCAGAGAATATTACTTAAAAAATGTTTTTTGACGAGTCTCTGATGTCTTTTTTAAGTCTTTCTACATCAACTTTGAAATCTATTTTTTTAATTTCGTCTTTGTATTCTTGAAGAGTACTGATCAACACATCAGCGATGCCGTCAGCAGTCTGTTTGGTGAGTTCATTCTTTACATCAATTTCCCATACCCGGCCATCTGTGAAATCTAATCTCACGGAATCCAGATAGGCCACAGGCATGGTATTCATATAAAGATCTTCAAAAACCTCTGGCCATTCTTTTACAAGATGTCGAGGAGGTTTAAACAAAGGATTATGCATCAACAGATTCTTCTACCTTTTTGGTTTTCTTTACAGTAGGATCGAGTTCTTCTGCTTCTTTACGTAATCTTGCTGCTTCTTTGTACATAGCATCTGCCTGACTGCGATATGATTTTGCTAGATCCTTGTCACTGAGTGCAGAGTTAGTATCAGCTTGCGCTCTGATAGGTGCAGGAATATCGGAATCAACTGCGGGTGCTGTATCATTTACTGAAGCTACATCAGTGACTTCGACCTTAGCGGATGGAGCACCCGATACAAATGTGCATAACTCGTCCACGGTGCAGTTCTTCTGTTCTGCAATTAGCGTATTAAGATTAGCTAATAGCACAGTATCGTTGGTAGTGGGTGTCATCATCACAGTGTCTGTGGCCACTTTTACCAGTCTGTTATCGGCCTGCATAGCTCGTAGCATAGGTCTGCCATCTGGAAATGGGCGTATGTGCATGATTTCGCCAAACTCAAATGCGTCCTGCGCCTGATCAGTTTCTATCAAAGTCATAATTGAATCATGATATTGATCTGGTAATTGAGCCACAGGCAATACTAGAGCCATATTTGACTCTCCTGGCAGAGTTCTAAACACTACCAAGACCTTGGCACCTGTGTTTTGAATTCTACCTATGTGTTTTAAGCTTCTCATTTAGGCTTCCTTTTTAGATACAGCTTCAAGGAAGGAATTTAGTTTGTTAAAACTTTTACCAACTGCTTCCAATTCTGCTGCTTTGAACGCTCCTCTGCTTGTTGCAACTTCAATGATATTCTTCACAGCCAATAGGTCGCTGATGTTAAGATCAGGACCTTGTGCTGCTGGTGCTTCTGGAGCAGGATTAGTTGTTCCTGTCTGACCTTCAGCTGGTGCTGCGACTTGTTCTTTAACTTCTTCTGACATTAATTTCTCCTTAGGTGTGGGCATGCAAGCATGAAATAAGTTAATTCTTTTTGATCTTCAAACCCTACAAAATGTGAAGATCTGAGATTTCCACTCTTATCCAGAGCGGGTTTTTTGCAGATATAATATCTGCCCTTGAGCTTGACTTTAATCCAATCTTCGATACCTTCAAATATCTCAGAATCTGTGATATTCAATTCAGCGAAATGTGGAGCCACAGTCTTCAACTTGCGCTGTTGTAGTACGTCCATTGGATTAAGGTCAAACATAGTGAAAATATTTATACGGGAGGATTATTCAGGAGTGGATTCTTGGCTAAGTCTTTTACTCATTGCTCTACTATGTCCTAGTTTACGAACATCGCCACTAAGCAGATATAGTTCAAAAGCGGCTTTTTCTTTCATGACAATGATATGTTTCTTGTTGACGAAAAACGGTGAATCGATATAGTTATCTAACCAAAGCAGCACCTGTGGAGTAAATGCAAATTCTTTGGGAAATTCTATCTTGTAAGTTTTTATTTTAGCATATTGTTGTATAAATTCCAAGGCCTGTTCAGTTAATCTTAACCCGCCTTGATCTTTGTTTCTAAAACTCCACCACCATACGGCTTTGTAGTCTTTGATATTTTTTTCATTGACGGGTAATTCTGCTGCCTGTAAGAACGCCTTGGTATAGGCATCTTTGTTCATATCATTTAATCTCTTCACCTGTTGTGAGTTTGTACACAGCAAAGTCTTTGGTTTTAAATAATCGATTTAATTTCTTTGCCAAATTATGTGCGTGACCTGGATTTGAAAATGAGACTTTTTTATATTTTGGTCCAGGATAGCTGGCTACTAGACTACCGCTTTTGAGGTTGAACGGCTGGCCGTTATAGAACACGGCCCAAATAGCTTCCGAGTCAAGGATCTGCTCAACCTTGTAGGTTTCTTTGTTAGCATATTCTAAAAGAATTTTAGGTTTGGGTCTGCTCATATACGTGTTTCCTAATTAACCACGTATATATTTATGTTTTTTTAGAACTGTCCGCCGTCGAATTTAACGTCTATTTGAGTGGTAGATTCTTTGATTGCTGCCAGCATTTGGTGTATTTCGGTAACAGTTAGTCCTAGTTTCACTGTCATAAGGGCTAATTCTGCAGTTAGATCTCTGGCTTCTTGTAGACTTATGCGTATTTCTTTTTGCTGGCTACGTTCAGCTACTTGAATTCGCTGTAGTAGTTTCTGTATAGTAGGTAATGTAGTTGGCAGATTATTTTGTGACATTGGCCAATACCTGTTTCATTTCTAACTCTGTCTTGAAAGGACCTTTGTATGGATATCTTTCGAGGGTGATTTTTTTAGGACAAAAACTTTTGACCCAACCTTTATCGAATTTGATACAGTAGTAGCCTGCACAGTATAGACTCTTGGAATCACTGCTTTTTGTGAACAGTGGAAGTTTTTTACGAATATCGAACATAGCGTTATGAGGTTCGGTGCTGGTGGCATATCCATGAACTTCATTAGGCAATGCAGTGTCGGCTTCTTTAACAATCTTTACAGTGAAAAACTTTTTACCAAACTGTTTTGTTAAACTGTCTTTGGTTTCATAAATTGTTACCCCTGTCTCATTGCTCATGAAAAATCTGTTGTCGTCATCTTTTCTCAGAGTGGCAATCTTCTCACCATTCGATTCTACGATCCAAAATTTATTTGCTATGATAGGTTTGGCATGTATGTCTGTCATTGTGTTCTCCCAACAGGTATCTGTTTTAATTTCGCAAGTGCCTTCATACTGACAAAGTTTGAGTTTCATTGACATACCTCGCATTGAGTGGTTCTGCATAACTCTGTGCTTGATCGGCAATCTTTTTCAAATCCCATAGATTGCAGAACTTGATTAATCTTATACCAACTTGACTCACATTCTTTTGTTCAGCGGTAGCCGAGGAAATCGTATTTGTAATTATCTCTTTAATATCATCGGGCTGATGAGTCAAATCGATCAGTCGACGGTTGCGTTCATAATCTTCTAACACACGATGTTCTACTCCATTGTGGTCAGACCACCTCTGTAACATGAGATTGTTCCACGCATATCCTTTGCTGTTACGGTCTTCGAACGCTTCAGTAAGACCCACTTTTTTGCTTGTGCCTTTAGTACGCACACCCGGATACGCCGAGAAGACATTATCACTGGTATCACCACGCATGCATTTTTCGAACAACAGCCATTCTGGATTTGGAGCGGGTTTAGGTTCTTGTGTTTTCTTGTCAATGACTGGCTTGCCTTTGTCATCAAATATTCCTTCGTGCGTGATAACATGTTCCATGACACCGTTGTACTGCGTGACATTGGGTGCGATCAATTGAACAAAATCTGTGTCTGTGCTAATAATCACATGCTTGTCATTTGGATGTGTTTGTATCCAACCAGCAATTAGATCATCTGCTTCTAAGCGTGGATTTTGTAGTACAGTACAGTTGGTCTTGTCTGTGATAAATTCTTTGAATGTATCAAAGGCTTCCCAGAAGATCTTTTCTTCGTCTGCTTCACGTTCTGTATGAGCAGCACGTTGAGCAGCACGTTGCGCCTTGTACGGAGTGTAATAGTCTTTACGCCAGCTACGCCCCTCTAAACAGAAGATAACATGGCTACCTTCGAACTGCTGCCATGCCTTGCGAATACTGTTTAATGTGATGTGAAATGCCATGCCTAGTTTGATATCAGCGTCTCCGTTAATAACGTGACGAGCACGAAAGAATGTGTTTGCTGTATCAACTAAGATATATGTCATAGATTGTCTTTCTTTACTGTTTTAATATCAATTAACCCTGTGTTTACAGGCCCGCCAAAATCACCATCAACTACTACATTGGCACACAGTTCACGGAACCAACGATCTATAATCTCTTCGTCCTTGTCTCCGTCCTCACCGTATCCCTCTTGCTTTAATTTTAACACAAAAAGGTCGTTCCAGTCAAGCTCAAAAAAGCCATTACGTACATTATCTTTGTTGACATGTGTTTCGAGTACACCTACCCACGGTTCTTTTTTACGTGTGGCACGTTCTTTTGGTGATAGTTTGGCCTGTGCTTCTGCTTCTGTAGCACGTTCAGCAGCGGCAGTGGCTGCTTTAGCTGTTTCGGCAGCTTCGGCAGCGATGATTACAGATCGTTCTGCTTCTGCTCTAATCTTGTCAATACCAAATAACTTTTCAATAAATTTTTTCATTAAGTTCCCCATTCATTTTTAAAAAGTGGTACTTGTAGTCTATCACTGTAGCG